CACCCGCTGAGCCCGACGAATCAAGCGAAACGGAGGTCGCCTGAAACACCCTCATCCACAGGTCTTGACAATATCTCGTCGGAGACGACGCCGGACACCAACGCAACAGCGTTCGCTCAGGTAGATACTGGATGCAAAGCATCGATCACAAACCTGCACGGCGAGAAACCCAACGTCTTCGCGGCTGGCACGACGCAGGTAATCAACGACTCCGCCGGAAACACAGCGCTCAACGGTGTCCTCGATGTGCAGGGATCGATCACCCTGAACGGCACCTCGTTGAGCACGCAGCGCGGCAGTCGCTGGTATGTCTCGAACACCGAAACACCCGAATACACGGATGTCGATGGAATGATCGAAGGCGATATCTTCCTGTATCCGAACAGTCGCGACTTGTTCCGATTCGACGGGACGGACTGGCGATATTCAGGGACTCTTCAGTCGTAACCTACCTTCGGCAGAAGCGCCCACATCCCAGACTTTTTCGTGTCAGAATCATGAAATGCTCGAGAAGAGAATGGACGCACTAGAGGCGATACGGACGGCCATAGGACATAAGTTCAACCGTGGCGGGGGTGATGGGATGGCCCCAGCACGGTCGAGCAACGGATCGGCCGAGCGAATGCTCAGTCAGACTGAGCTTGCCGCACTCAGCGCTGACTTCCAGACCGTGAACGCTGCGATTGAAGCCAGAGACTCGTCCCTAGTCACCGACGAAGATGTCCTGACACTAGCTCGTCGTTTCACTAGGACCTACACGATCGAGGTCTTCGACAACGACAACAAAAAACGGGGCTCAGGTGAGGTCACCGACGCTGCCAGCGCTTTGGATCTCATCCAGGTGACTGCAGGGGTAGGACAGCGCACACGCGGATGGTACGCAACTAGTTCGGACGGCACCAAGATATCGCGGCCTACCGTCACCGGGACCTCATAGCCTCAGAACCCCTGAACAGCAATACTCTTCGCTCCAAACCCCGCCGCCGTGCGGGGTTTTTTCATGTCCAAAACACTGTTTGCCATAGCAGCAGAGGCCGGCTTAGCCCCCTCTGTGACAGGAGAATATGCGAACTCCCTCTGACTCCGAAATCACCAACACGGCGATCGAACTAGGGCTGATCAATCATGGCAAAAGGGTGCCACCACGCCTGCGAGCCAAAGTCGCCAAGACAATTCAGTTGGCCAGAGAACTAGACGCGGACAGCGAATCGTCTTCGTGCATTTCCACGCCGATCGCGCTAATCGCGACCACCTATAGCGACCTCGTCGAGGCCGGAATCCCAGACCACGCCGCAGCCCGAATCGCTGCTGCACTCGCGCCTGAAATATGGCGCACCGAATCAGGAGCTGCACATGACCACATATGACGAATTCGACGGCTACGACGAAGATGACGTAATCGACTCGGACGTAGTCGATTACGACGACGAGTCTGACGGTGATGACGATGTGCGCGCAGCTGAAGAGCTGCTGGCAGCCGCCCGAGCGAAGAACGGCAACCGTCGCGAGCGCCGCGCCGCAGCCAAGGTACCGGCGAGCGCGCCGAAGCCTCAGGATCGGAAGCCGAGAAGGGCTGCGCGGCAGTCGGAAGCAGAGGGAAACGCTGTTCTGCTGACACTCTGGGACGAAGAGGTCACGATCGACCGCAACGTCCTCGTCAACTCATGGGACTGGCAGCTCGGCGCGATGGAGAAGAACCCCCTCCAGATGGTCAAAGGTCTTCTCGGCGAGCAGCGTTTCGCCTGGTTCGTCGCTCGTGCTAAGGCGGATGAAAAGCTGCCGCTTGATGCTGCGGTCGAGATCGTTCAGATGTTCGCAGATGAGATCGGTCTCGCGAACACGGGAAACTGATCAGCCTCCTCGCCGCTCTGGACACACGGGGCGATGAGATCGAGGCCGATCTCCGGCACTTTTACCAGGTGGACCTGCGTGACCTGTGGCGTCCGGGAGGCGGACCGTCCCAGCTTTCCCTGCGGCTTCTGTGGGTGTTGATCCAGAAGCTCCCCTCCCACTCCGCTCTTGCAATTTCCGAGAACGACGGCGAAATGCCGTGGACGCGCCCAGAGCGTCTTCTCTCCGACATTTGGCTCCTCGAAGCCCAGGTCAATTCGAAAAAGGGCAAAGCCCCGAACGCACATCCCGAGCGCGAGGCTCAGCGGTCCAAACAAACCGCTGCAAAGGCCCGAAGCAGAAGTGGCGCACACGAACGCGCTAAGCGACGCAACGCCGAAAGGCTGCGCAACACAAATACATAGGAGGCCCAAACGTGGCAAACATCGGATGGGCATCCCTGAGCATTGTCCCGACAATCAACGGGGTCACTGGGCAGATCAGCAGCCAGCTAATCGGCCCCATGCGTGCGGGGGGTCAGCAGGCCGGACAGGCAGCTGGCCAAGCCGTCGCCGACGGAATCAGTTCGGCACGTGCCGCTGTAGCCAAAGCCTCTGGCCAACTTGCTGCCGCACGTTCGAAGGAAGCTGACGCAGCGGGAGCGGTCCGTGTTGCCGAACTTGGACTCCAAGAGATCCGAAACAAGGGCAACGCATCCGCCTCCCAGATTGCCAGAGCTGAAGAGAAACTCGCCACCGCGCAGCGTAAGTCCGAGCAGGCCACCACTAACGCCCAGCGCGCGGCCGACTCGCACCAGCGCGCCCTGACCAACCTCACCCAGGCGCGGGCGCGGGCAGCCAATGCCGCTGACGACGAGGCCGAGTCGACCGACAACGCCGCAGATTCGCAGGATCGACAGGCCGACAGTGCTGTGGACCTGGCCAAGAAGCTCGGTGGCCTTGCTGTCGCGGCTGCGGGCATCGGGTCCGCCATGGACCTCGCGATGACTTCGATGGACAACGGCGCAATCACCGACAAGCTAGCAGCGTCGTTGGGCGCAAGCCCCAAGCTCGCCGAGCAGTACGGCAAGTCCACTGGCGACTTGTACAAGGCCGGTTTCGGCGAATCGATGGAAGATGTCGCCAACTCGGTGGGAGCGGTTGCAAGTTCGCTGCCGACCATCGGGTTCGAAGGTGAAGTCTCGCTCGACAAGGCGACTGAGCGAGCGATGAACTTCGCGAAGACCTTCGATGTAGATGTGACCGAATCCATCGGCACCGTGGCGCAGATGATTCAGTCCGGAATCGCGAAAGACTCCACCGAGGCCATGGACCTGCTGACCGCCAGTGCTCAGCGGGTACCGGCTGCGATGCGCGGTGAACTCCCAGCAGTGATCAACGAGTACGGCGGCGTCTTCAGTTCGATGGGATTCAGTGGCGAAGAGGCCATGAACATCCTGGTCAACGCATCCTCCAATGGCGCGATCGCTCTCGACAAGACCGGCGATGCGCTCAAGGAAATCGGCATTCGTGCAACGGATCTCGGTGACACCGGCGCTCAGGAAGCCCTTTCCGGGATCGGCCTCACAGGCACAGATGTAGCGAACCGACTCCTTGCCGGTGGTGAGACCGCCAAGGGCGCTCTGCACGAGATCGTCACAGGACTACAGGGGATCAAGGATCCGGCTGAGCAGGCGGCGGCATCCACTGCACTGTTCGGCACACCGCTCGAGGACTTGGACAAGTCTAAGATTCCCGCCTTTCTCGAATCCATCTCCGGCGCTGGGAATTCGATGGCAGGCTTCACCGGCTCGGCGGACGAGATGGGCCGCACCCTCAATGACAACACGGGGGCTTCACTCGAATCCCTCAAGCGGACAATCCAAGGCGGATTGGTCGAAGGTCTCGAATCGATGGCCGACTGGGTTGGACGAAACTCCGAACTTCTCACGAACATCGGCCTGGTCGTCACACCCCTCGTCGCCGGATTCGCGGCCTACAAACTCGCCGTCATTGGCATCACTGTAGCGACAACCGCCTGGAACGCAATCCAGATGCTGTTGAACGGGACGATGGCGCTCAACCCCATCGGCATCGTCGTAGCAGTCCTCGTTGGCCTCGTCGCAGCAATTGTCATTGCTTACAACAAGTCCGAGACCTTCCGCAACATAGTCCAAGGCGCGTGGGAGGGCATCAAAACTGCCGTCTCGGCGGTCTGGGACAACGTCCTCAAGCCGATCTTCGACAAGTTCGTCGAGGTCCTCGGCTGGGTCGGCGACAAAGCCTCCTGGCTCTGGAACGAAGCGATCGTCCCGGCGTTCAACGGGATCAAGGACGCAGCCGGTTCCGTCAAGGACTGGATTACGGACAAGTTCACAGCGATCGTCAACTTCTTCACCGAGATGCCAGGCAAGATCAGTTCCGCCGCGAGCGGGATGTGGGACGGAATCAAGAACGCGTTCAAGTCCGCAATCAACTGGATTGTCGAACGTTGGAACTCGCTCGACTTCTCGATCCCATCGGTAGAGATCGCTGGAGTTAAGTTCGGCGGCTTCACCCTCGGTGTGCCTGACATCCCACTACTCGCCAGCGGCGGCATCGCGGGACGACGGAGCAACGGACGGCTGCACGGGCCTGGAACGGGAACCTCGGACTCGATCCTAGGGCTCGATTACAAAGGCGTGCCCACCGCACTCGTCTCCAACGGCGAAGGAATCGTCACCAAATCGGCAATGGACAAGGGAGGCTCTGCGCTCGTCACCGCGCTTAACGCCGGTTGGACCCCCTCCGCAAGCAATCTGCGAGAGATGTTCCCAGACCTCGCTGCGTTCGCTGGCGGCGGCACCGTCTCCCCGAAAGACCTGGACGAATTCGCCTGGGGTCGGGCACTTGGTGCGACCAAACCCCTTGAAGGCGATGCGTACAACTTCGGCGGCGTGAACTGGGGCGACTGCTCCGGCGCGGTCAGCGCGTTCGTCAACGCCGCCGTCGGTGACGATCCCTTCGGGTCCCGAGGTGCCACCGGAAACTTCCGAGAATGGCTAGCTGCCAAGGGACTACAACCCGGCAAAGGCGGACCCGGTTCACTCGATATCGCGTGGTTCAACGGCGGACCTGGCGGGGGTCACACTGCTGCAACCCTGCCGTCGGGAACCAAGATCGAGATGGGCGGTGGTCGCGGAAACGGCCAGATCAATGGCGCTGCTGCCGGTGCCAACCTCAGCGGTGCCACCGACTTCGCACATTTGCCCGCGTCGTTCTTCGTCAAGGATGTCGGCAGCCCCTACGACATTCGCGACGGCGATGTTCGCTCGGATGCTGGCACCGTCTCTGGTTGGGGTCCCGACTCTACCGAGGGCGCGGCCAACTCAGGTGCCCCAGCGGTAGAGAGATCGTTCTCCGGGCGCGATCGATTGAAGCAATTGTTCACCGATGTCGCCGGTGTCTGGGCTGATGCCACGATCGAGATCGCTGGTGTCGGCGAATGGTTGGACCTCGCAGATCGCTACACCATTACCGCAGGCGGCGACTCGTCGTCTTCCATGACGATGACAGACACCGTATCTTCGCCGACCACTCCCCCGACACCAACTTCCGGTGGTGGCGACGCGAACATCGTTCCGGTCGTTGATAGTTCGGCAATCGCGCGCACAGGTACCGACCTGTACGCCTACGAGATCGCTCGAGCTGCCAAGGACATGGGTCTCGGCAAAGCGGCTGCAATCATCGGCGAAGCGACCGCACTCGTCGAAGTCGGCGATCCACTGAAGATGTACGCGAACTCCAAAGTCCCGGATTCGCTCAATCTCCCGCATGACGCAGTAGGAACCAACGGCACCTCGACCGGACTTTTCCAACAGCAAGAGTTCCCCGAGTGGGGCACCCTTGCACAGCGGATGGACCCGTTCGAGAGCGCAAAGCTGTTCTACGACAAGTTCCCAGACAGCTGGGAGTCAATGGACCCCGGTGCTGTCGCCCAGCGCGTCCAACGGTCCGCACTGCCTGACAAGTACGGCCGAATGGTTGGCCGTGGACGTGAACTCGTGGATTCCACGAGCTTGTTCGATACCGGCGGGGTTTGGGAGCCAGGAACCTTTGGTTTCAACGGTCTCAACGAACCAGAGCTGGTCCTCAAGGACGCGCACTGGAAGGTCGCCGAGGCGAACATCGCCAAAATCGATGACCTCGTCACCGCAGGTGCGCAGCAAGGCAACGGCTTCCAGCAGATCAACAACATCACCGTCGCAGACCAGCGCGGGTTCTTTCGCGAGCAGACCAAGCGTCAGCAGCTCGCACTCATCAAATACGGAGGCTAGCCCATGTCCGCTACCGAAATCACGATCATCGGAGCGGACGGAACCCGGTTGGATGTCAGTGGACCACACGCCGGTCGCCAGGGCATCGTCCTGGCGGCTGGCCAGGTCCAAGGCATCTACGACGCACCCACGACCACTGAATCCAGGTCAGCTGCACGGGCAATCGGCGGAAAGCACATCGGGACCGACTACGAGATTCGCGACCTGATTCTCGGGTTCCATCTCTTCGGAGAAGACGATCCACGTGGCTATGAGTGGCTGGAAAGCACGCTCTCGAAATGCTTCACCTACGAGCCTGATCCGTGGGACCCCACCGAGAAACTTGCCCGCATCTTCGTCAAGTCCAAGCGCGACACCCGAGTGCTGAGCGTACAGAAGTCCGAAGCCCCGGACTTCCAGCCCGACATGGACCCCAATGTCGAGGACTACGCCAACGTCCGCTACCTGCTCCGAGCGTACGAACCGATGTGGGCGTCCAAAAAGACCGTCACATCCTGGGAGACCTCCGGTTCCTCCGGGACCGGACTGATCGCCGTGTGCAACCCCACCGATCGTCCGATGCTGCACACGTGGGTCCTCACACGCGGCACCTGGACAATCCCTGACTTCTCATGGCTTGGACCAAAAGGCAACCGCGCTCCCGGCGGAGAATTCACCGACCGCAAGCTGACACTGCTACCGATCGACTCAGTGCACGGAGGCGCTCGGATCAACCTCGATCCGATGAAGCTGATGGTCGAGTCCTGGTCCGGAACCAATCTTCTCGCCGAGCTGGCTGGTCAGCAGTACTTCATGCACGAGATCCCGCCCTACACACCGGAAACGCTGCTGCCGATCAAGGTGACAGGCGCTCCTTCCGGAGGCGCTCGCGCCGAACTTCATCAACCACGAATGTGGTCCAAGCCATGGGGGTTGCAGTGGCGGTAGCCGTCGATTTCGACCTCACCCTCGAAGAACAGTGTCAGGCGATCTGGGACGCCACCGACGCCCGTCATGTCGAGATGGACGCCATTCGATCCACAGCTCCCTTGCTCCGTCTCTGGGACGGCGACTACAACCTCCATCACGTCGTTCAAAATGAAGACGAAGCCACTTTCGACGACCCGGATAACGACACCGGACCCGGTCGGCTCGTTCTCGATTTCGATACTCCTGCCGCGCAATGGATTCACGACATGCGCGGACGAATGGAACGCGGCGAAAAGCGCAACGTCCACCTCTCTGTTGACTACTGCGGCGGACGCTGGTCCGGACGAATGGCCGACGCCGAGGTCGAGACGGACGAGCGCGGTTACTCGAAGCTGATTGTCACCTTCCGGAGCGACTACGAGGAACTCAAGTGGTATCGGCTCTGGTCGAACCCTGTACTGCCAGCCGCCATTCAGGCACCACGCGTGTTCATGCTGGGCGGTCCGGCGATCTGGGTGCTCAAGACGGCGCTGTTCCTGAACGTCCTCCGAGAGCAGACCTCACTGTGGTCCATCCCGGACGATCCGATGAAACTGGCCAACTGGACATCCGGTCTCGACATGTCGAACTGGACCGTTGCAATCAAACCGACATCGTTCCTCGAGGATATGAACGCGGGCACCATTTGGGCGTTGCTGTTCTCACGCTGGAAAGACTGGCACTCAGCATCACAGATGATCCTCGAAGACGCCGAACTGTCGGTGCAGTGGCGGCGCTGGTTCACCGGTGACCCCGCCCCTTGGCCAGGTGCACATCTACGTCACGGGTGCCTCGTCATCGACATCGTGGACAAGTCCGGAGTCGAGGCCGGAACCGCAAACGGTGGAACACTGTTCGGCGGCCTCACACGTGCGGTGCGTTCGTTCACCGACGACTTCACCGAGTCCATCGAAAACCCTCTGACAACTCTCCCGGTTGTACCCGCCTATCGAACCCCTGGTGTCCTCAACACCGACCCTCGGGTCCCGTACGTCTACTACGCACCCAACTCCCCCGGCGTCACACAAGCCAGTTTCAAGCAGACGCCTGCGACCGGCATTCAGATGACGACCGGCGGACACTCGATGCCCGGTGTCAATGAAACCATCTCCGCCGGAATACAAGCCGTCGGGGACATCCTCGGCAACCTCTTTCAGATCGGGTCGGTCGGCGGCTCGGTGGACACGATGCTCAAGCCGTTCTACGAGGACACGATCCTCGCGTGGATCGCCGTCAAGCTCCTCGAACGAGCCAGAGCATCAGGCGATTTCAGATACTTCGAATACTTCATCGAATCCAGCGGCAAGGCGTACACGATCAGCTCCCTGCTCGCGATCCGAGCCGGTGCATTCGCTACTCGTACCTGGTTTTCCACTTCGGTCGAGATCCAGGACGGCGCTCCCTACCTCATTGGAGATCAAGGTAAAGGCCACTTCTGGAAGGGCGACCGCATCGTCGTCGCCGTCAAAGGCGACCTCAACCGACGCATGCATGTCGACCGCGTATCCCAACTCACCTTGTCCTGGTCTCGCGGCCAACGCCCCGCATACGCCATCACTGTCGGCAATGCCAACGGACAAGAAGACCCCATCGCACGCCTCGCAGCCCGCCTCGAACACTTCAAGGCCGGAATGCAGGAACTGGGAGCATTCTGATGCGAGACAACGAAATTCCCACACGCGAGAACTGCAACCTCGAAGATCCCGAGGAGATGTTCTTGTGGATGTTCGTCGCCCTCCCTGGTCTCAAGGGCGCACCCATGCTCTTGCCAATGGAGTACTACCGGGGCGTCTCGAAACGACTCTACGAACTCGGGGCACGGCTCACCGAAGACGCAACACTCAAGTACCAACTCCCCCGCTCCGGTGACCCTCACTGGATTTCCGGGATGGGGCAATGGGTCCCACTGGACACCCCCGACCCGGTCGACCCAACGGTACGCACCCTCGTCCAATCGCTGAGCCACGCGGACCGCGCCGCATTCGAGGCCGAACTCATTCGGCAAGCAACGGAGGACGAGTGATGACCTGGACCGGAGACCCGATCTGGCTGGAAGACATCATCCGCGCTGAAGGCGTCAGCGTGTCGTCCTTCAACGGCGCATTGAACCGAGGACACGGAGACTTCGGAGTCATCTGGGGAATCATCGCCCATCACACGGGCGCACCAGTAGGCAGCAACCCAGGCCCCGGCGCAATTGCCAACCACCCCGCCCTCGGGCTGGCATCCCAAATTCACCTCTCGCGAAGTGGCCACGCCACCGTCTGCGGAGTCGGCATCGCGTGGCACGCGGGCAACGGTTCGTGGCCTGGACTACCACCGGACAACGCAAATCAGGTGACCATCGGTATTGAAGCCGAGAACAGTGGCACCGAAGGTTGGTCCAGTGAGCAGTACTGGGCCTACGCCCGGATCAACGCAGCCATCCTCCGCAGACTCGGGCACGACTCCTCCCGAACCATCGGCCACAAGGAATGGGCAGTTGTACAGGGGAAATGGGACCCAGGTGGACTGAACATGGACAAGTTCCGCTCCGATATCCAAGAAATCCTCGATCACCGGAAAGAGCCGGCAAACGTCCGCAACGAAATCGACCACACTCGGTCGTTCTCGGGCTGGCTCGGCACACGTCTGCACGATGGCGAACGACTCTGCAAGGACACCGTTGGCCGCTACGCAGACTTCGAACACGGCTCGATCTACTGGCATCCCGACTCCGGCTCAATACCGGTACCGACCCTCGTCTACGAAGTCTGGAAGGCGGAACTGTGGGAACAGGGGTTCCTCGGTTATCCCATTCGCTATCACGTCGTCTACGAGAGCGAGGGCGACCTTCAGGAATTCCAGGGTGGCACCATCACCCGCCGTTACGGACGACCCGGCTACATCGCCCACGGCATCATCGGCGAACGGTGGCGTGCTGAAGGCGACGTTCGCGGACAACTGGGCTGGCCGACATCGGACGAGTACGACTCCGAGGGCGGACGACGACAGGACTTCGAGGGTGGCTCACTTCTCTGGCATCCCTCCGGCGCAATCAAACTCGTGGAAGTGAAGCTGTGAACACGTATTTTCTCGATGTTGCCGAACGAGCCACCAAGACAGCCGCGCAATCCGCCGTCGGCATCGTCGGTGCCGGGACCTTCGGCGTGCTGGACGTGGATTGGCCTGGAATCGCTTCCGCATCCGCACTCGCCGCCGTCTTATCCGTCCTTACCTCCATCGCATCGAGTGGGTTCGGTCGCGGAAACGGCACTGCTTCAACCATTCCAAGCGTCACCACTACTCAGGGTCGGCACCGAGCGTAGCCCCCGCACCTCAAGGAGGGCACCTTGCTCACAGACACACTTCCGGACATCAGTGCAGCTTTCTCCGCCATCGCCGCATCAATCGCTGTCGTCATGGCAGCACGTTCGAAATCCCAGAAGCGCCGCATCGACGCCCTGGAGGAGCGACTGAACTCCGTCGAAGAGACCAACGAGAGCTTGATCAAGAAGAACAGCTGGTACCAGCGCGCACTCATCGCGGCACACGACTACATCTACCAACTGCGCATGACTCTCTCACACAACGGAATCGAAACGCCTGAGCCACCGGATGACCTCAACCTGCACTTGACCCGCGAGGAGGAATGACATGAGCGGCACCATCCCAAACAAGTCAACTCCGTCCGGTTCACTCACCGGCCTCGGCGGAATCGCGGCCTTCGCAAGTAAAACCGGAAACGACTGGAAGTCCGAATACACCAACGGAGTGGCCACCAAGTTCAATCCGGCGGGTCTCGAATGGCTTAAGAACCGTCAGAAGGTCGAAGATCAGGGGCAATTGATCACCGGGTACGGCCAACAGATCACAACCCTCGAAGACGTGACACGCACAGGGGTCACCACGCCAGCCTGGGCATCTGCCGGTGGTCGAGACCTGATCACATTCCCGGACACGATGATGCAGATCATCACAACAAGCACGGATACCGGGTCGTGGACATCGAATATCCCAGCATTCAACCAGGCGAAAACGACATCACACGCGACGGGCGACTTCGCCTTCATGCGTGGAGGTCTGGACCGTCCAACGCCCTTGGAGGTCCTGCGCATCATTACCGGCTCTGACAGTGGCTTCTTCGGTATCGACGCGTGGTACCTCGGGATCTACGGCTACGACAAGCCGAACAATCGGATGGTCAAGGTCTGGGACTCCGGCGATATCAAAGCGATCCTGTCGTCACAGCGTCGTCGCTATCACATCGCAACCGGTATGTCTTTGATGGCCGAACCTGACCAACTCTTCGCCGTCGGCACGCTACAGATCGCGCCGGGGCTGTTGCAGAGAACTCGCGGGCTTGGGTGCATCTACCTGACAAACATCTCCGAAGAGTCTGGCACCATCCCCCAAGCCCGACATGCCTGGATCAACGGTCTCTACAGCCTGCCGACGAACATCCCGATGACCTCGTTCAACTGGGACAAATCGAAACTGATGTGGGCAGCATTGGGGGAATCCGCGACATGATGATCAATGGAAAGCTCTGCGTCACAGCCGAAGAAGTAGCAGAGTTCGCAGCTCCCGCACTCGCAGCATTCGGGCCGATCGCACCACACCTGTGGCTGCTCGAAGTCTCGACAGGCAAGACGACAGTTGTTCGCTCGTCCGACTACCAGAACCTCCCCGAAGGCTGGGTGCTGCTCATGACTGGTCCCGAACCGGACTGGGTGAATCAGTGGAACGGCGACCTCCAACGAGCCTGCGACGAACAGCTCAATCCCATGCTCGCGCAAGCCTTCAACAACAGCGAGGTGCCTTGATGCCGCTCAACTGGGTTGCCCATTTCGACACCATCGAACTTAACGAAGATGGCGACTGCGCCCTCCTCCTCGGCACTGACGACCGCCGACCGTTCCCTGATGGAACCGTCGCCGAAATCAAGTGGCGCAATGGACCCACGTGGATCGCCGACATTGTCGACGACACCGCTACATGGAAGGTCGAAGCCGCCGAGACTGCTGCGATCAACGACCGCCAAACCTTCACCATCTGGCTTCGGTACCCCAACCCGGACGAACCCGCCAAACCCTTCGACTACCCGTGGGTTGTGGGCTACGCCCAGCGATCCCCCACAGAGACAGGATTCTTCTGATGGCCAACTTCACTGCCATACAGGCAAACACAATCGTGGATGCGATGTCGGCGCGAGGGAACTCGTTTTCCCTCCATACCGGAAATCCCGGTGCAGCTGGCACCGCCAATGAACTAGTACATCCCGGCTACACGCGCCAGACAGGCACCTACTCTGCTGGCGCAACGGTCGCAGGTGTCGGCGCAGTCACCCAGACATCGCAGATGACCTTCGAAGTCTCCACCACACCCATCACATGGATGGCACGGTGGAACGGAACCACCTTGGTCGAGACGATCGACAACCCCGACATCACGGTCAACCCTGCCGGACAGGCGAAGGTCACCCACAAGCTGACCTTCCCCAACACACCCCCGGCGTAGCCGATGCGCAGGCTCGCAGTACCTGGACCACGGCGAGTCTCGTTCTCGACTCCTGGACACGAACCGACTCGTCTCGTGACGCCAACGCCCAAGGTCGCACGACTGTCGTATCCGATGATGCCGATTCCGACAGGGTTCATCGACGCCGAAACGACTGCAGGCGTCGCCAGCGAGGTTGAGACCGTCCTGCTTCCCTGGTACGTCATCGAGACCGTCGCGGGCGTTCTGTCATCGACTGACGTTGTCACGGAGGTGACGATCGTCGCGAAGACAGTCGCGGGCGTTGGGTCGGATGGAATCTTCATTCGTGACAACGTCATTGCGGAGACGCTCGCTGGCGTCCTATCGGCGACTTTGATCATTCCCGTGGGCATCATCGCAGCCGCAACGACGGCGGGGGTCACCTCCGAAGCGATCCCGGTACCGTCGGCAATCGGCGGCGGCGAGACGTACGCCGAAGCAATCTCCATGGTCGAGGTCACGCCGGTCGTAGTCGCGCTCGCATCAAGTTCGGCGGGCATCACATCCGAAGCCGCAATGATCCCTGTCGCAGCGGTTGTGGCAGAAACTATGGCGGGGGCAGTTTCCGAAGGCGTGATCACCTTCGGCCCGACCGTATCGGCATATACGTCGGGATCCGGCAAGGACAACTGGGCGATTACGCTTCCACCAGCCTCTACCGGAGACGTCCGGATCATCGTCGTTGGGTTGGTCGCGAAGTCCACGAACTCGATCTCCGGATGGACGAAACTCGGGGAAGACTCGTCGTGGTACGACCCAGGCGTCGCGGTGCACTACCGGGTCCGGCGTGCGTTGGATCCCGAAACCGTGACGCTGAACGCTGGCGGCTACGGATCCGCGTCGACGGTCGTCGCGATGACGATCCCCGGGGCGATGAGCCCCACGATCTTCGGGACTACAAAGAACTACTCGTCAACGGCTCCCAGTCCCCATACGACTCCAGCTATCACGACGACGAAGGTGAATAGTCTCGCGATTCGTACAGTCGTCGGCAATCCTCCCTCGCCGTCAGCTCCGACATATTCGGCATGGGGATCCCCGATGACCGAACTTGCACAGGTGCAGTCGGTTCCGGCGGACAATGCAGGCGACAACAGTGTGATGACCGTTGCGACGGGATCGGCGTCGGTAGTCGGCGTGCAACCAGCCGTCAACGTCGTTCCGTCCATCTCGATGCCGTACATGGGGGCAGCGTTCGCAATCGAACCGATGACGGTCATCGCGGAGATGCACCTCACCACGCAGCACAACCTCGTGTCCTCAGGCACGCAGACGCAGATCGTGGGATGGTCGGCGGATCCGGATTCGACCGTGACCTCCGATCAGCTCGTGATCCCGGTGACCAAGACGGGCGCAAACGTCGAGGTATTCCTCCGGTACCAGACGAATTCTGCAGTCGGCACACCGTCGCTCCAGTGGCGTCTGCTGAAGAACGGGACAGCGACGCAGCTTGCATCACAGACTGTTTCAGGTGGTGGCGTAGGCGCGAACTACGAGGTCGTGATGACCTATACCGGAAACTTCGTCGCGGGCGATTACCTACACCTCACGTGTGCCGGTACGTTCACCGCTCCGGCACCGTACGTGATTCCCGGCGTGGACACATTCGTCCGAGTCACCTGATCAAGGCCGCACGACAAAGCCCCCCAGCCTTTCCAGGTTGGGGGGCTCTGTTCGTTTGGCATGTCAACATCCACAAGGCGTCAACGGCCTGGCCCTGGCGGAACCATGTTTTCGTGAACGAAACCCCCGGCCAGATCACCCAGTCGAGGGTTCCGTACGCCTTCCGTGCCGAGCACACGACACGAAGACCCACCTTCCGTGTCGGGCAGACCCCTCATGTCCAACCCCACAACTCGACGATAAAACAGCACGATCGGTATGGTCTAGGGATTGGGGCGCTTCAACTGAAGTAGGGACCAAATGCCTTGTCCGTCAGTCCTACTGCGGCGATCCTTCCAAATAGCCTTCCCGGAGGGGGCCGCACGATTCTGGAGCACGAATCGTTAGTACCGAATTCGAACGCTCGACACGTCCAGTCACGAGGATTGTTTCAACAGCGTCCATCCATGCCAGGACTTCTGTCAATGGAGTGCCTTTGATCCAAACACGAAGTTCGCAGTGACGCCCACCACGCATTGTTTGGATGGTTGCGTGCACAACCTCCCAATTGGGTTCTTTGCGAACTTCGATAATCGGGCCTGTCAACGTCTCAAACGCGGGCACGCGAACCCGCTTCATTAACTTGGCAGTCGCTTTCAATGCTGAAGCCGCCTCCGCTGGTGCACTCAGCGACTTAGGTAGGTTCGAAGCGACTTGCTGCGTTTCAGCCCATTCGAAACGAGCTTCGAATTCAGCGACCGCGGGCTCGGAAAGCAAACGACTCATCGCCTGAACAAACTCACGTGACGCACCCGCACCAACCAAACCGGGAATGTCGCCTGCCCGCGGCAAACGATCAGGCGTCACAACCTGTTCCACGACGGCACGCATGGACTCCGCGAACGTGCGTGTGACGCGGCGTTCGACTGTCTCGACATACTTGGTTCGCCAATTAGTGCCCGGCAACTCCTGCTGTGACTGAGTTTCAGCTTCTCCAACCCGGACGTAAACGGGCACGACGTACGAGCCATGCTGGGTGTGACCCATTCTCACGTCTTCGATCACTTCGTCACCCGGCTTGGAGTAATTCCCCCCGATCTCAGTTCGGGGGCCACGTGCGGTTGTCGCGCAGGATCGATACATAATTCGAGCGGACTCCAGCATGACCACTCCGGCTGTCAGAGGGATCGAGTCAGCGATCACATAGTCATTCGCTGCTCTGAGGTAGGTGACGTCCACACCCCACAGCAAAATGGACTGTTGTACTTGGTCAACACCTCGACGTTCGACATGCGCTAGTCGTTCAACCACGCTTCTGAAGTCGGCAGTATTGCGAGCAAGTGAGGCCGGGACACCGATACGCGTTCCCGAATATTCGGCCGCCTGGGCTTCCCACAGTGTTCCAACCGGGCCGCGAGCTTCGTTGGTCCATCCTCGCGCGGATAGGTACGCTGCGACGTTCTCGGAGATGCGCGGGTCGATGTCTGAGGTCGTCATACAGTTCCCCCAAATCCACCGAGTACGATTCCGTGCCATTCGTCAAGCGTCTTGCGAGTAACGCGTTGTGCACGTGGAACTAGAACAGACTTTCGATTCGCCGTCTTGTCGAACTGTACCCAATACGCGTGGGCATTGTGAACAGTCTGGCGTGGAGCGTCCACGCGCCAATACCTGATGTCACTGGGGACCACGACCAGGACGATGAAGACGGGAAGCATGGACCTCGACCACTTGCTGATCCATTCGTCATCTAGGTCGATGCGCTCCTCTTCACCATCCATAGCCTTCACACTGCTGCACTTCAGTTGAACCTGAGCGTGGCTTTCAGGGAAGCAGACAGTCATGTCGATCGCATGGACATCCGAGTCTTGCTGGGTGGGCAACACCGTCAACCCCGCTTGCGCACAGAGCCCGTCCATGAAAGACAGGCTGTAGCGGGACTTCGCACCGTTCTCATCGAGACCCCAGTTAGGCAACGCCCAGGGTGTGACGCTCATTGCCCCTCCGCGTTCCAGGAATGGTGCGAGCGACCCATGCACCACCTAATCCAATCCATGTTCGCCACGATCCCTGTCCGCCGTGCCCAGATGCGCTCGCACCCCTGGGCTGTTCACGTTGTCTACTTACATTCGGGAATCATTGCACGACGCCAAGTGCAGACATCAAGGGAACCAACTTTCCGGTATTTAAGAGACAAACCGGCCTGCCCGAACATCACCGGGTCAGGACCGTTTACATGCAGCCTGCCTGCGAGAAGGCGTGGACCAACCCGTGTGTGCACTCGGACCAACGCTCAGTCCTGGAGCTGAGCCGAGACATCCACAGCTAGCTGGCTTGAAACATCCCACATGTGCACCTCCACTACGCCCATTCGTTCATGCGATACGCTTCAGCTCCCAGATATGGCGTAGACAACTAAGGCGACAAATGACAGCATTTCGCAGATTGAATGGGATTCCGTCATTTCGGCGCTCGTTCTCTGAGTTGCTCGACCTAAACGAAGAGGACCGGCAGGTCGTACTTGATGCGATCGAGCAGTTCAACCGCGACGGAGATGCGGACGATGAACCGTCCGACGAAGGCCTGCTGCCTGCATACTCAGCATTGCGCACAGTGCGTTCAGTGGTAGCCGAGCAGGGGCTAGCTGACGTCCTTGAGGATATTAGGGCCAGCTATGCCGATGACGACATCGAACACAAGCTGGCACCGCTGCTGAGGTACCTGCAACCTACTGAAGCCGAATCCGAAATGGCCTTCATTCGGGATGTTGAGAATTCCACGGTGCCGGTTCTGACAGAGGGCAAGTTTGAGCTTGACTACCGGGTGGCGGAACGAGACGGCAAGCTCAAACTTGTACCCCTCTTCATCGCGAGACTTGGCTTCGATGAAAGTGTTGGCGGGTCCGACACCGCAGTATTTCAGCTCACAGGATCGACGCTCGTAAAAATGCGCAAGCAAATTGATGACGCGCTCTCGTTACTTGAACGATCAGCAGCGTTGGTTAACGAGGACTGCTTGCCTGCATCTTTCGTTGGGAAGCTAGGGGTTGATAAATGACATTCGCGCAAGCGCCATTGCCCGCCGACGAGGCGGCCTCACTAGGTGACCATCTTCTACAGTTTTCCCCACTAATGGCTGCCCTAGTGACCTTCGGTATCGCATTTGTGAATTGGCGCAACACTGTGGCGGCAAACAAGAGTGGATTGAAGGATCTCCTCAAAGAATCCATCACGCAGAATAGCGATCTCGCCAATTCAATATCCGGAAAGTTCGACCGAATTCTCGACGCGCTGCTCAACCGTCTGGCAGCCCCCACTCCGCCAACCTCACCCCCGCCAGCAAAGCGTGAACCTGTTTGACAAATTACGCTCATGTTGTTAGGTGTCACCGCCCCCTTCCGTCGCACCGAAAGGTAGGATCACGGCTATGACGATGACAATCCTCGCACTGGGTGCGGTGGTCGGTACGCTGATCCTCTTTGGCGTCTCGCTCAAAGAGGTGTCTCGTTCCAGAGCCGTTGAAGACGAGTTGGCTGATCTCGTTCGGGCAAATCAGGATGCATTGGCGCACCTGGATGCATCCCTCGACCGAACACTGCACTCGCTGACTTCGAGCCAAGGCCATTCCCATAGAGCGGCCAAGTCACATGACGTGGAGTCATTGATCGCATCCTGGCTTGCAGAGGCAAACGAGCGGACAGCAGCTCGTCGGCGCGACTGCGCATGGCAGGAGTGGGAAGTCCTTGAAGTGAACGTCATCCACGCTGCTCAGCCGCATGGTGTACGCAGTGCTGCCAATGATGTTTCAGAAAACTGGCTTGCAGTCTCGATGTGCGAAGATCCAGATTGGCAACGTGAACCGGCCAAAGGTCGGCGTTCATCACGAAGCCCACTGCACAAACTAAATGCGCTCCTGGACAGCTCGGCCCCGAAGGAACTGCTGTTCCGCTGAACATATCTCGTTGCTGAACGCGAAGCCCCGCCCATCCTCACGGATCGGCGGGGCTTTGTCGTTTCCGCAGAGAGACGCCGATCAGTTTGCACTTACGCAGCCACCGGCAGTGTCCAAGCAGAAGTGCCAACCGGAGCGTTCTGCGGCAGGTAGAGGATCTGAGAAGCCGGATCGCCCACGTCCAGGAGAACCCATCCTTCATATTTTCTTGCGGGTTGGAAAAGTTCCGCGAATCCATCGCGATCCGCCAAGCACAGCCCCTCCTGCGTATAGACGCTCCTGGTGGTACCACTTGGAGAGATCGCTTGGAAGTCGCGGTTTGTTGTCCGCATGAACTTGAAGCTGTCCAAGCTCGGCGCGGTCTCAACCTGCAATTGCACAGCGACGTACGTACCGTCTGCAGGCTTGACCGGCCCGTAGCTTGTCGCGCAAGTTGGGCTTATCTCGACATCGAGAATCGTGACAACGCCCAACTTCTCACCGGTAGGAGCGACGACGGAAAACGGCATTCCGTACTCAGCTTGGAGGGGACCGACCGGCTCCTGCTCAACAGAAGGAACGATGTAGTGGGTCGGCGTCCGTTCAAGGGTAGTCGGCGATCCATCTCCTGACAGCGAACCGTCGCTGGACGAACACCCCGCAAGCAGGACGGCGCTAACCCCGAGCACTGCCAGAATTGTCTTCTCCATGAGCAATAGGTATCAGACCTTACGGTCGGAACATGCTCTGGGTCATGACGAGCGGTGACGGCGCTGCCTGTCCTTCACCATCACGAACAGGTACCCGCTCAGCAAACCTGCCACCAAGTAGCTGAAATCGTGCGCCAGCGGCGGGTAAATTGTCTCCGCGAGTAGCGTCGGCCACGCCACAAGCATGAAGCCCGAGAGATGGTAATCGAAGAGAGTTTTCGAGGTTGGCATGGCGGCGAACTCCTGTGCAGGACTGGTGACATCAAGGATGTTCACGCTACGGCTGTGACACCTTGCGCACCAGTAAAACTCGACGCCGTCGGCAAGCTATCTTACTCATCGTTTATTCGACGGATATGACAGCGTTTTGACCTCAACACCCGTCAAGCCGGATCAACAAGGGTCAACGAAAACCATCACACACCTGGCCTTATATTGAAAACGAGACACCTCCAGTCAACCGCTGTCAACGACCCGCAGCGAATCTCTTGGTCGCAGGTTCGAATCCTGCCGGGGGCACCACAAGATTTGATTCACGGATAGTCACACTGCGTGGACGAGCGGCCACTGGGCAGAACAGTCCGATTCGGATCGAAACCTAGCCCACAAATTGCGTGCCGTCCGCAGTAATCTGCCTCGCATGAAGAAGGCACTTCCGAAGACACTGAAGTCACTCGCCCGGACCGTTGGAATCCTGGCACTCGCGATCGTCGTTGTATCCGTCGTCGAGCGGTTCACCGGCGCACACCAACCGACTACCGGTCCCGCCTCGTTGACCGGGCCCGACCAATCGTTGTAGCCCTTCCCTGCGACAAGGTCGTCTCACGAAGTTCTACGACGACGAGTCGGTAGGCAAGAGTCCACCAATGGCGGCTGAGTCGCATGCAACACGCTGCGCGGAGCGGCCGCGACTGTCACAGAATCTCTGCGCTCCGGATCCCAAGGCGTCACAGCAGCCGGGGCAGTCAAACCTTGCAGGCAGCCGCGGGTGTAGCGCCATTGACACAAGCTGCGTCAGAATGGTTGCGCGAGAACTCGATTCGAAGGTCCGATTTCGCGAAGTGTCCAGAGAGCTGCGAAAAGTACCGGATGAGGGACCTCGCGGCCACTCGGTGCGGTTGCTCGGATGTGGCGACTGCACGCCGATCGAACCGGTCGCATCCACCGTCAGCAACTACGCAACCACCGTCACCATTTGACTCCGGGCATCGAAAGCGCTTGAAAAGTAAGCCAGTTCATCGTGCCGAGGCGCGCGAGGACGACGTGAACCTGTGGGGTCTCGCGATCTTCGAAGAAGCCTCCGACGTGGCATTTTCCGAGATCCACACACATCCCAGGCAGTGCCTCATCCGTGCGCACAAGAGCGTCGCCAAAAGTCGCTGCGGCGCGCGATCAGCTGGACTGACGTAACCGTACCGAAGGCTTTCTACGAAAAGCTGGGCGATTCTTTGTCTCGAAATGCCATGTCGGCCCCCGAAGCATTATCGACAGTTAACTCAGGCCGGAATTCAATCTGCTAAGAAAAACGAATCTAATGTGACCCCTATCTCTGGATCATTTCAGAACAGGGGTTTCGATGACCCGCGACTGAATTCACCCCCTAATTCACCCTCCTCCTATACACAGAAAAATGATTTGCATTTATGTCGAGCGTGTGCGCACAGATAATTCGCTCCACACCTTGTCGTTCCGACAGCAAATAAGGGGCAGCGAACTGCATAAAGGCTCATTCGGTACAGCAGCGCCGACTCGGCTCGGCCGCTCACCGATTGTCGACAAGGGCAAAGGCAGGCATGCAAACGATGGTCGAGATCGAATTGTGATGAACCAGCCAGTTAACTTGAAAGAAATCAACGGAAGATAGATATACCCAGGTAAGCGCAGTTTTTCTTGCATGGACGCACGTCCATGGTGTTTCCAGCTATGCGATTTGCTCGTGTTAGATTCCTGATTGCGCATCGCCCGGTTTGCGCCTTCTGCGTTGTTTGCGCGGAATTTGCATCTTCTCGCGAACGGCCCCGCGCACATTTCTTTACGTTGTGCCAGAGAAAGGAATTTCATGAAAACCGTCACGGCAGCGAAGCACGTAGCACGAAGACTCCCCCTCGGAGCCATCGCACTGTTGCTTTTGCTATCCGGGATGGTGCTCATGCTCGAACTGCAATGAATCGCGCAGGAAAGATCCCCGGCCGCAGCCTTTAGTACCTCGTAGGTCGTCGCGTTAGGTAATACCGGCGGTCGATTTTTCTTGGAATTTCCTGGCCTACCCAGAGCCGGCCGTCGGTCTGCGCTGGCGCCAACCAGGTCCGACTACCAACTGTTCGGCTCCGCAATAGGTCGCCTGAGAATCACCAACGCTCGCAACCAGGCTCCAGAGCGGCTCAAAGGTCCCGTTTCCCTATTCGACGGCCCCGGAAACGGGGCCTAAATCATGTGTTCTGAACGAAAGGTGTTCGTCATGCGTAACCGTGTCTTCCCACGCCGTGCCGGGGAGGGGGTGGTGTCTCGGTGGGCAGCTTTGGGGATGATCGTTGCGGTCCTGGCGCTGGTCGTATCGTCGTTCTCTTTCGTCCAGGTTGCCTCGGCAGATGACGTCGGGACCTCGACCGCCACAGTTCCGACCACAACGAAGCCGCCCGCAACTACGACGGAGGCGCCACTGAAAACGACGGCGCCGCCTACTTCCACGTCGGAGTCACCCACTTCTGCGAAACCGCCGATCACGACGGCGTCCTCGTCGACGACTTCTGTGGCGGCGCAGCGACTGGCCGCACGCGGAGTCAATCCCGGCATCGATGTGAAAATCACCGACGTCCAGGTCGAAGGAAAGAACGACCAGCAGATCACGGTCGGGGACTCCGTCACGGTGAAGGGCATTTGGGACGCGTCAAGCGCGAGTCCGCAGCCGGGCGACCAGTTCACCATTGAATTCCCTGGCGAGCTGAAGCTTCAGTCCAACCCGACGATCGCGCTGGAGGGCGACGATGGGACGGTTTGGGGCACATGCGATCTGGCTGCTTCCACCAATCTCATGACCTGCGTGCTCTCCGACGCTGTGGCGGATCGGCCGGACGAGGTGAAGGGCGATTTCTTCGTCTACACGAAGGCAGTCGAGTACACCACGTCAGAGACTGTGGATTTCACGATCAACAACAAGGTCACGCAGGTCGACCTGCCCGGCACGGGCGGCATCACCGACGGCCGCGTAATCGGCGAGTCGACGAAGTCCGGCAAACTCCAGGACAACAAGCAGTCAGTGCGGTGGACCATCGACATCCCCGGCGCAGATCTGGCCAAGTTGGACACAGGCAACACCGGTTCGGTGACCCTGAGCGACGAGCTCTCCGACAACATGAAGGTGTGTGCGGGCAGCCTGCTCAACGCGAAGCTGTGGTCCGGGCGCCCGGGCGATCTCAAAGAGACCCCCGGCGGCGTCACCGTCACCCAACCCGACGCGGGTGATCAGGTCACCATCAACATCAACAACGGCGCGCCCTTCGAGGGCAACAAGCTCTACCGCATCGAGTACACCTCATGCACGACCAGCGGCGTGGTGGATCTCAAGGGGACTCAGTACACCAACTCCGTGACGATCGGTGACACCACGGTCGCTTCGGATGGCGTGGGACAGGACTACGCGCCGCAGACCGAGCCCTGGAAGGGCGGCTACCTCGACGGCGGCAAGCGCAATATGGAAGCCGTCTGGACGATTGTGGTCCCGGGCACCGACATTGCCGCCAACAACCACAAGATCGACATCACCGACACCTTCGGCGGCCCCCATGCGGTCTGTGCCTCGGGCGTGCAGGTAGTCATCGAGAAGTCTGACTACCTCCCAGGGCGGGAGAACGAACCCAACTACCGCACTCCTGCCGCAGGATTCACCATTGCTCCCATCGGCGCAGTAGCCGGCGCGAGTACCTTCACCGCGGCGATCACTGTGGATAACCCGGCCACGTTTAACGAAGAGCAGTATTACTACCTCACGTACCGGACCTGCCTGACCACCACAGAGGTGCCAGACTCCGAGGACCATCTCACCAACTCGGCGGTCGTCAACAAGACGTCGATCACGGGAAAGACTGAGGGGCCTGGGTTCACGAGCGGCAAGAACGGCGCGATCAACACCACGTCGCAGACTGTCGGCGGCGTGGAGCAGCCGGCAGGCACCACCCTCAATTGGACCGTGGAAATCTCAGGACACGATCTCGAGGGCCTTACGGAACCGGCGGTCATCAACGACAGGTTCTCACCGAACATGACGGTGTGTGAAATCGGCGGCGATCTCAAGAGCAACCTCAATCTCAAGGTCGTCGCGCAAGACTTCTTCGACGGCAACAAGAAACGCGATATAACCGACGCCACCTCGGTGGCGCGCGCCGACGGCGGTTTCGATCTCACCCTCCCTCGGGACGCGGACGGTTACAGCCGTCAGACGAAGTACCTCGTCAGCTACACCCTGTGCACCAGCAGCGGCGGACTGGACCAGCGCGACACGGAATACTCCAACACCCTCACCTATGCCGGCAAGCAGACGCTGTCGAAGAGCGTCAAGCAGGAATGGGGCGGCGGCGGTACCGGCCAAGGTGTGTCGCGGGGCTCGTTCTCGCTTCTGAAGGAGATCGCTCCCTTCTCCGAGAAATTCCCGGAAGACACCGAGTTCACTGTGAAAGTCGAGGAGTTCGCCCCCGGGCAAGATCCAGCGACCGACGCCCCGGTGAGCTCCTACGAGATCAAGGTGAAGGCTGACGGGACACCGGTCAGTGGGATCAACCCCCGCGGAACCGGCTGGCAGATCCGTCTGTCCGAGATCAACCTCCCCACCGTTGACGGCGTGTACTTCGAGCGAGGAACGTTCCGCCCGTCAGAGGGCGTGACGCTCAACGGGGACCGCACCGAGGCGCTGGTGACCATCACGCCGAAGAGCAATGTCGGTGTCACACTGCTCAACAAAGCGAGCCTGGGATCGGCGAGGATCACCAAGTCCGTCATCGGTGACGGAGCGCGCACGGGGCTCGAGGCTTTCGTCGTCAACGCAGAGATCGCCTTCGGTGACGACGCCGCCGGCAACGAGCTGCGTCAATTCACCCTGAAGGACGGTCAGCACTACGACCTGAGCAAATTGCCCATCGGAGCGAAAGTCACCTTCACCGAGGTCCAACCGACGAACACCGACCTCGTGACGTGGTCGCTGCCGGTGATCAGCCCGAAAACGCTCACCATCGGCACCGACGCGTCGGCGAACACGGTCTCCGTCACCAACGAGGCCAAGGTCACGCAAGGCACCTTCGAAGTGAGCAAGAAACTCACGGGCCCGAAGGCGTTCGACAAGGCCGTACCGGCCAGCTTCGACGTGATTGCCACCTGGCTCGACACGGACGACAACCCGCAGAGCAAGACACTGTCTCTTCCGTCCGACGGCACCGCGGTTCAGTTCGGCGAGAACCTGCCCGGCGGCACCGAAGTCACACTGACAGAGCTGGTTCCGGCAAACGGTGACGGTCTCGCCTATGGCGTGCCCGCATACTCCGGGAATGTCAGGATCAGTCCGGACAACGCGGCCGTGGTGACAATCGGCAAGGATCTGCGCAAGATCGAGGTGTCGAACTTCGTCGACGTCAACGACGGCACTCTGCGCATCGCAAAGCAGGTCGGCGGTGAGGGCGCCGAGGCCATCGGCGACGACGTGGAGTTCACGGTCGAGGCGCGTTGGCGCGACGGTGTGGATTACCGCACCCAGGTGCTGAGCGTCAAGCAGGGACAGACCACACCGCTCGGCGTCGACCTCCCCGTCGGCACCGAGGTGACCTTCACCGAGACCGGCCGTCCCGATGTCGACGGAGTCGAGTGGGGCACGATCTCCTGGGGCACCAGCCCGGACGGCGAATCGTGGCTGCACTCGAACCTCGACGGAACCGCGACGGGCATAGTCTCCGACGACCCGACCGACGGTCGACTGATCACGCTGTCGAACGAGGCGCTGTGGAAATTCGGCTCGGTCGAATTCACGAAGTTCATCCTCGACGCTGACGGCAACCCCGTCCGCGCACCCGAGGCCGACCTGCCTGACAGCGCGACGTTCGAGGTCCGTATCGATGGAATCGATCCGGCGCTCCCCGCTGGAACTGATTTCCCGGCAGTGGGCCAGACCATCACCCTCGATGCCGGAAACGACTGGAGCTGGACGTCCGACGAGGTTGTGCCGCGGAACACCGTGATCACCTTCTCCGAGGTCGACCCCAAGCCACTGGCCGGTTTCGACTGGGCGCGGCCGTACTACTACGTCTCCGCGGATGCCGGTGACGCCGATTACCGCGACACCGTCAAGGCGGTGGCCGGTAAGAAGGCTGTGGTGGAGATCCACAACCGCCCGATCCCGACCACCGAGGTGGATATCGACAAGATCGTGACCGGCCCCAAGGGCAGCCAGGTAGCCAAGGACGGATCCACGATCTTCCAGGTCACGGCTACGTGGACGGACATCGACAATGAGGCGCGGTCTTGTGTTCTCGATGTCAAGCCGGGCGCTTCGGTCACTCCGACCGCCCAGTGCGACGCAGACGTCATCGACGGCCGGGTCCAGTTCCCGCTGAACACCGACATCACTTTCACAGAAACCGGTGCTCACACCGACGTCACCAACGTCAAGTGGGGTGAAGTGATCTGGGGCGTCAAGGAAGGCAAGGCGGACGCCTCGAAGATCGACGGCGAACCGACCGCAACTTCCGTCAAGCTCACCGGCGAAGCAAACAAGTCGGTGGTGCTGGGACTCGAGAACAAAACCAGCAGCAATGGGCTGATCATCATCCCGATCCCGATCCCGCTGCCGCCGTGGGAAATTCCGACATGGCCGGGCTCTGAAGTACCCGGAGGACCAGGCACTGACGTGTCGACTCCCGGCAACAACACTCCCGGCAATAACGGTGGTGGACACAACGGTGCTCCGGGCACGCCTGCTCCGGGAAATCCTGCCCAGGCCAAACCGGACCAGTCATCGTCCCTGCCGGTAACCGGCGCGAACGTCATCTGGCTCGCCGGTCTGGCGCTGGCACTGATCGGCGGTGGCGCATGGCTCACCCTGCGTAACCGCAAGCGTGCACCCGGCCAGGAGTAA